TCAGAAAAGAGTGAAAGTTGGCTGCGGGACGTAAGGAAATCCGCGAAAATTAGAGAGGTTATTGAATCGATTCTGGCAAGTCGCCTGTGTGTGATCGCATCCCCAGTAGGCTGTGAAGGTGTCGCCAGCGGCCGGCGGGGTATAAAGCGGATAGGAGAACATCATTGTTATCCCGTTGTCATACTTGATATTGACCGTCAGACCGTTGTTCACGCCGGATGTAAACATCAGAGTTCCCTGCGTGAAAGTTCCTGGGGTTAGGCCGGACGGGTAGGCTGTCCATGAAACCGATGAAACGGATGGGCCGGGACTTGATGCCACGGTTCCATTGGCCGAATATGCGCTCTTGACTAAGGTGCAGCCGGAGTCAAAGAGCACATGCTGACAGGCCGGTGAATAGACGTTGCGCGGCATCTGCAGATCGAGCAGAACCAAATCCGAGTTGACGGTGATCTGTGCCGTCGTGCGTCCGATACTGTCGATCGTTCCGACGCGCCCCTTGAAGAGAATCACGCTGCCGATCGGGTTTTCCGTATCCGCCGAGGACCATGAATTCAGGAAGACCCTTGCGCGCCAGACCTCCGCGCCGTCGAATATACCGCGTCCCAGCATCTGCATAAAAGGCTGGCCGCCGATCGTGTAATTTGGGTTAGCCGAGATCGTGAGCTGCTGCTGATCGACTTCAAGACCTGTCGATGACTTATAGCGCAGACCGTTCACCAGAACGGAATTGGCGAGAAAAACATATCCCCCGAGCGTGATCGGCACGTCGGCATTTGTATAGGTAAGGATAAGTCCATTTGTGAGTGCGAAAGTGTAGCAGTCGGCGATATAGGCGGTCGCATCTGGGTCTTCCCGCAGCGCATTGATGTAGTTAATGACAGCGGTACTGGCATTTTTCACTTCACACTCCTGAATTTCAGCGTCTGCACCCGCCAGAGGCCGTTCATGAACTCCTCGAAATCGAGCTGGTCATCAAGAAAGCGGCAGTTGAACGCATAGGTGCAGGACGCAGTGACCGCCGATCCAGAGGCAGGGGCCGTTGTAAAAGTGATCTGATTCCCGCTAACGGTGAAGGCAGATGTGGCGATTCCGTTCACATAGACCGTGGGAGTCCCAGTGATCCACGATACTGGCTCCGTCTCGAGATACGGAAAGACGCCGTACTGGCGCTGGAGAGTGAAAACAGTATTCGTTCCGTTTCCAGTCGCCGGATAGGTAGAAATAGGGGATGTTTGAGTATTGTCGGATGGATCGGTGTAAAGGAAAGTGTTGTACTGCCCCTGACACATGAGATAAAGCCCCATGAGCTGCTGCAGCGACTGATAGCCGAGGCCAGCGTAGACACTGTTTGAGTCGAGCCCCTCGATCGAAAGCTCAAATTCATAGAGCGTTTGCGAATAGAAAGGCGTCCGAACCTCGCGGCCAGACACATGGCTGGCTATCCGGGTAGAAAACATGGGGCGTTTGTGGATCGAATAAGTAAGTCCGGGAAGGGTCGGAAAATTTCCTACGGGCATTGGCGGTCCTGGAGGTGCGTCGGGGGTGGGGGGGATGATGAAAGGGCCTTTGCCGGCAAGCCAGTTACCCGCTGGCCAGTTTCCGGCATCTCCCCATACATTCGTGAGGGCTGGAAAAGTCGGAAAAGGTCTTGCGTCCCAGTTCCACACCGAGCAGAACGCGGGCTGCAACATTATGACGCCGCCGACTGTCTCATTGTTGCTCGGTGTGTCGGTGAACCAATATTCGTAGAACGCTTGAAGGGCGAGAAGCTGTAAAAGATGGTCTTCTCTCGGTGCCCAGCCACCCCCGTCTATCGGGTTCCAGATAGACCAGTAGGCGGTTCCGCTTTCAATGGACCCTACCGAGTAGAATAGATTGGGCTGATTGGTGCTCCTGTCGTTTGACGGGAAGCCATATTCCGTAAAGGTGATCGACTTCGAATTTGGCACCCATCCGGTCGGAGATCCTTGCGGGACCCAACTTCCGCTCGTATTCGGATAAATCGCATAATGCTGATTGTTCCACCACCAGCGAAGCTGCTTGTTGGCGAGGAGTTCCTGATTCGGATAATACTGATTGCGGGACTGCGCTAGCCTGTCGCCTTCCGGGAGCGAGACTTGCAGATCGGTCCCATTCGGATCCGGTCCTCGCCCAAGATTGTTCGAATCGTTATAGAACCAGTTAAACTTTTCCCCGCCCTCGATGTTCGCCTTCAGATAGGACTTTGAGTAAAGGGTAGGCGTCCCGGTAAGGCCAAGATTGCTCATGGTTGAAGGGCTGGGAGGCCACCCCGAAGGCTTCGGCAGGCTCCATGTGACGGTGTCGAGGCCGCCTCCTCCTGTTGTCCAGTCTGATATTGGAAGGTAGTTATCAAAACAGACTAAGTCTATGTTGCTATGCGACCATAGCTGATCGAGATGCGGCCATTGGCCGGGATTTGACGGGTTCGAGTTGGTATGCTGGTACCCCATCCAGCTAGACCAGTCGGCGGCATAGGCGACCAGATTATGCAGGTTCACCGTGTCCTTGGTTAGGGAAGCGGTATCGAAGATGTGCCGGACTTCGTCCGCAAGCTCCATCAGCCCAAGTGACCCGTAGAGGAACGGGTAATCCCATGTTGGCGGACTTCCGGTCCCAGCAGGTGTCCAGGATGGACCGCGAATGGTTTCCAGACCGCGAAGTTCAGATCCAATAAGAAATAGGTCCACACCGCCGGCCACAACACAAAGATTGGCATAGTGAAGAATGAATCTCCTGAATGTGAAATCTGTTGAAGTTCCAGAATAGGAAACTGTCAGATTTGTTGTGTCCTGTGTAAAATCGGAGTAAGTGGCGCTCCCGAGGAAGTTCGCGACCGCGTTTGCCGCTCCAGTTGAAACATCGGCACTGTTATACGTGATGCGTCCGCGCCATGCCTTGTCACCGTTGTCCATGAGAATGAACGGGTAGAATACGACCCGGAATCCGCAGGATTTTAAATACCGGATGCAGCGGACGATGGACTGATCACTCGGTGTTCCGCCATAGGTGAAAGCCCCGTTGGCGTCCGTCGAGATCGGAATGATTCCCGGTGAAGATTGCGTGAGCGACGAGCACCGCCAGACTTCGGGAGACCATCCTGATCCGGTCCATTTCTGGAACTGGCCGTTAATGTAGGTCGTGGATGGGTATATTTTACAAGTCGTTATGTCAGTCGAGTTGCCAAACCATGCGCACACGATGGCAATCGTAGTGCAGGCGTTTAGTGCAGGCGGAATGGGAAAGGTTGATTGGAGCTGCCCGATCGACACTTCAAGATCGGTTTGCGTGCTTCCAGGCGGCCCGCCGCTGAAATAGGTATTGACTCCGACCATCGAGGACTCGGTTGCCCGCTGTCCCTGATAGGGCACAGTGTCGTAGGTGAATTCTCCGGTAGACGGCAATAGGTTAACGCCGTTGACATAGAGGGTCATACCGCCTCAAAAGATTTTACGAGAACTTTTTGAAAATACGATAAGCTGCGTGCTTATAGGATCTAGCAAGACCATACCAGCCTGGGAGTCCTGTGTCAGAGTATCTCCTGCAGAGGCCATAATTTATCGGCCATGCCAGTCATTCAGATGTTTTCAAGCTTGCTGAGCCCGAGATGCGTACCTGTGCGCACGCTTTCGTTTACCGTCCGCATGATTGTCTTGCCATGCGTCTGAAAAAATTGTCTTACACTTTGGGAATCCATGGCAGACACATTGAAGTTCAAGGCATGATGCACATGAACTGTTCCCCCGGCACCGCCACTGGACTCCATTATGCTGCGAAACGCCCCCGCCGGACCGGCCGGAATAATCATTTCCCCTCGGTGGACCTGAGCAATCATATCATTTGGCAGGCTCCAGGCTCCGCTCGCGAAAGATGCAAGGCCTGCTCCAACGCTCATCACCGCCGCTTCCGCACCTGCTGCAGGCCCGGCGGCAGCTGGCCCCATAACAGGCGCAAGGAATCCAAAGACACCAGCAAATGTCTCTCCGGCCGAAGCCATAATAGATTTCAAGACTGCGCTTATCGTGCCTGCCATAGACGCTGCTGAGGCTGACGTTTCGAGTCCGGTGCGCGCCGCAGTTCCGGCGGCGACTGCCGCCGTTCTGGAGGCCTCTCCGGCCTGTACCGCTGCCGTCTGAGCAGCAACAGCGGCCAGCCAGCCGGCAACCATTTTCACATTCGCTTGTATGAATGACTGGAGGATCTGCAAGGATACATTCCTCGCTGCATCCCGAAGCTTCATATGCCCGGCAATCATCCCCATAATCGATGACGATACGCTTGCACCTATCCTCTCGAATGTACGTCTGTAGTCACTGTCGAGTTGCTGGACTGCGCTTCGTTCGATTTCCAGCCTCCGGAGTGAGGATTGGCTTGTAAGTTCGTCTATTTGACGTTGAGCCGAGGCATAAGCAACAGTCCCTTGTTGATAAGTACCTCTCAAGAATTCTAGGTGTTGACGTTCAATATTCTCACGCTGCGTTTCCAGAGCAAGAAGACCCGCAAGCTCTTCTTGGCGGGAAATCTGCGCCATCTGAGCCCGCTCCCTGATAATTGCAATTTGTTCTTTTAACTCATTTTGAGCTATATCATAGCGAGTCTGCTCGTTCTGCCGTGTAATTGCAAGTTCGGTGTCACTGGACGTCTGCGCTGTTGAGATCTTCCTCGCCGCATCGGTTGCATAGGATTGTGATAATGAAACAAAACTTGCATTAATCTGCGCGGCACCGCTGCGTAGGGTATTTGTTGTTGCCTCCACCGCACTTGTCGCCCGTTGCATTCCCTTTTGCAAGTCGGACACGTCGGCGGTGAAAGTAATGGACACATCGTCCGCCATGTCTTTCCTTTCATAAAGCTTCAATCTACGTTAAACATTCATGCTTCTGAACAGCATGCATTTTTCCATGCTATAGGCCATCGGCAAGGCGAACAAACCCGCTTGGAAAACGAGCCATTAGTCCCCCTATTCCGCTTGGATCCGACTTGCTATTTGCGGTCTGCTCCGGTCTTTGCTCAATACGATACACACACTTTAAGATTTCATGTGTTGGAGGACACTCACGCCAATAGATAAAGAGGTTCAACACATCATACATTGTCATTTCATCGATCTGCGCGGGCGTGTACCCACAACTTGCCATAAGCCTCGCGTAGATGTAGCTAAAATCTATGCGGGGAGATCCGTTACCTGGAGCTCGCCCGCTTACACTTCCCCCAGCCTGGCATCTCCACGCGTTGGCGCTTCAACAAAACCACCGAGGTGTAAGACTGTAGCCATTGCGGCGCCGATCTCCGGAGCAGTCGCCTCAATATCCCCAAGAGATGAAGCTTCATGGGGATAGTCGCGGCCCAACGCAATCGCAACAATAGCGATTGCTGCTGCCACATTGCTTTTTGTCTCGTTGGCAGCCGACATAAGAATGGGTTCGATTTCCTGCACTTGGCGCAGCGTCAATGGACGGACAAGCCACTCATGCGTGCCAAGCCGTATCGTCTGAGATTGAGGGCGCATATCAGGATGCCTCCGCAAACGACCAAGTCATTACATTACCCGCTGCGTCCGCAAAACAAGAGAAATCGAATTCTGGCATGGTAAAATCTTCAAGCTTTGTGCCGAATGTTAGCTTATTAGATGTGCAATTGTTCAATTGCAGGGAAACGGCCTGCCCCTGGAATGTCGTATAGAATTTTGCCTTGAACGTCGGCGTTGTGCCAAGCAATTGGTTAGTAACCTGAATCTTCTGGCCAGAGCTAGAGATTGCATACGTATAACTAATTAGCACCTTGACACCTGCAAGGTTGTCGGCCGATGAGAAGGTGTAAACGCCTGTCGTTGTGTCGACAGTGTATTGTCCTGCGGCAGGATTCGCCGAAACAAGCTGCATGGGAATGCCGGTTTCCGCATTGATCACACCCGCATCGTCAACGTAGGTCGCGGAATTGGTGACAGTTATTTGGTATTGGCCAGACGATCCCGGAATTGCTGTCGGTCCCTCTGCGTATGAGGTTGCGATCTGACCAAGCTGTGGAGTAACACCATAATACAAACTCGCAAAAGCTATTCCGGAAATTCGAGCCACCTTGGCTTTCCCCGTTGTCTTTATCGTGCCTCGCGCGATCGCCACAGGACGCTGATACTGACCGGTAAGCTCTTTGATCGTAGCGGTTTCCTCGATCGTGACCTCCTGTACAAGACCAAAGTTAACTGGCGTTGCGTTGGCAATATCTGTCCGTGTTCCGAGCAATACCACAGAGCCGAAACTATACATGGTTTACCTCTTTCGTTCGACAAATACCGGGCGCCTGATGGAACTGCCACGGCAACATAATCATTAGAATGGTGTATCTATATACGTTCATCATACTGGGCGCCTGCTTTTAGCTCAATCCAAGCGGATAAACGCATGCCAGATTGATCACCGGACGATGAGGATACCAGGAATAAAAGCTGGAAATTGGTTCTTGGGAACTGCCGGTGCCGCAATCCCCATATCGAGCAGATCCTGATTTGTGGCCGGTCTCGTGCCATCTCCTCCTCTTAGGCTCCGCATTTCACATCCTTGGATAATCACCCGGGCGTTCGCGCGCTTCGTTGCTATCGTCAACATCTGATAATCCTTCAAATACTGTTATCCGCACGCCGCAATGGCTGCAAACAGAACATCTTTCAATCTTCTGGTTTCCATGGCGGAAACGATTTGAGTGGCCAAGCTTAAGATGAGGTCTGCAACCTATGGCAAGATAATTCTAATAGGGACAATCAAAAGCCCATCACCGTCAACATCACCCGGATCTTTCAACACCTTTCCATCAATGCGGCAGTTATAAACTGCACCGCCGAGTGTGTTCCGTCCACTCGCCGTATCTGCTCCAGAAAGCGCGAACGCGTTATCGATGGCGTCCATCACTTCGTTGATGAGCATCGCACCTATTGTCGCTGGATCCTTGGCATTCAGGTAGACGAACACTTTGGCTTCGATGACGCGTTTCGGAACAGCGCCCTCCGTCCAAGAATAGGTTTCTTGGCCGCCCTCGAAAAGGAAGCAAGCTGGCCGGCTTGCCGCGGGCACATCGGCCCAAAGTCTAAGCCGCCTTGCCGGTCCAAGTTTCCATGGGTATGCGTTCGCGATGATATTCATGAGCGCCCCAATGGCGTTTTCTCGCACCGTCATACCGTCCAGCTCCCTACAATTGCTTAAAGCAGGATTTTGCTAACCATTCATTCGCTTCTATGTACTGCGGTTCACATCCCTATCGCAGCGCATCAAGAATGGCCTGCTTAAGATTGACCTTTATCTCATCGCGCATTTCCTTAAGTGAGCTCGTAAGGTAAGAGCGTGCTTGGATGAGCGAACCTGGGTGATGGACGCGTTTCGCGAAAACCTCATGCCCATTCAAGGCAAAAGCCAGCACCTTGGCATTCACTGCAATGATCTCGTGAGCTGCGGTTTTTCCGCCGAATTCCTGAATCGCGGCATAGGGCACGCCGACGCTGGAAATAGTGACCGATAAGTCACTCTCCTCATTATCTACTGACGATACGATGGACTGCGCGAGAGCGCCTGAACGGGACTGAAGTACTGCACCAGAAAGCTTTTGCTGTATCCGGTTCTCGAGAGCATTACGAAGAGCCTCCGCCTGATCCGATAGTGCATTTCGTACTGCCTCCACATCGAAGATCACCTCGATCATGGCGTAATTAGTCTCCGGTAAGGCCCAAGGGTACTCGCAACGTAATCTGGAATATCCTTAACGATGAAACTAATGCTCTCTTGCCCGCCGAGCGACTTCGAGCGCTGTCCTATACGTGAGCGATAGGCATAGCGTTCTGCCACCCAATCCGTACAGCAAGAGGCGAGATCGGCTGGCACATAGCCATAACTAATGAGAACGGTTGCTCCTGCATCAGCTTGAGAAAAATTATAAATACCATTTGTTACCGCGTATTGCCCCGCCGCGGGAACGCCTGCAACCATTTCTAGCGCAACTTCGTTTGAGTAAGTGACGCCAGCATCACTGCCCCAATCACCGTAAGGAGCCTCCACGGAAACGCTGTAAGGAGGGTTCAAAGGGATCACCGCACTTTCGTTCGCAATCTGGTATCCGGCACGATAGGAAATCGTGACGTTCTGCACACCGCATGCAAATAGATAGCGGCGTAAAGACAGTCTCTGCATGGCTCCAGGCGGGGTACCGCCAGATGTCTCTAGAACATAACCGGCCTGAGCACTCGCACCCACGGTTAGAGAAGGTGAAGGCGGGATAGAGATACCGTTTATTACGCAAGAGGAGATCTCAATGACCGGCCATTGTTTAAGTACAATTGAAAAATCATTTCCACCATCACGTACTTCGACATAGTCTGCCGGCAAGATCGCTGGCCTATCAATAAAACTTAGTATTGCCCGGCTAATTTGCGTGATCATCTGAGCAAGAAGAACATCGTCATCAGTGCCAGAAATATCGAGCCAGGACTTCACATCAGAGAGGCTAATGAGATCAAAGGGAGAGGCCATTTTATTGAAATCCTGCTGTCAGGCGTTGCGTTCATGCAACAGCCCATTGTCACGAAGTTAGCCGCATTCTTTCTCAGACGCAGGCTTTCCTGGGTATCCGCGGACCTAACTGTTTGGGAGCCTTTAACCTCCAGCTGCGCTCCGTATAGCAGCGCGCAGTTCATCATTGGTCACGGGAAGGGATACCCGAATCCCCTTTGCCCTCAGCAAGGCAAACAACTCCCGGCGTTTCATCTCCGATATGTCATTAATTCCGGCGCTGGGCTCTGTGATACCGGCTTCGGCGCCCACACAGGTATCCAATGACCTCGATGGCTTGCCTGTCCCGGGCTGATCTGGTTGCCTCACAGATTGAGCAACCGCCATATGGCCGCCGCCGCCGCTCTCCCCTTGTTTATCGTCCAGCGGAGTTAACCCGTGCGAGATGAGACTGATCACGCTGCTCTTCTTGACTTCGATGGATCCATCTTCGGCTATTTCAAGGATTTTTCCTTCATGGGAGACTGCACAGCAGCCTGTTGGAACCCTTAGCTTCATCCTGATGATTCCTCATTAGGTACCGCAATCGGCCTTCTCCGGCGAACTCATGAGTTCGCCGGAATCCCGACAAAAGACGTCGTGTAGCTAGTATCTTCTAGCTGCAACTCACGTCTAAGAAACACAAGAAGAACCGATGAGCAGAATGGTTAGCCGTTACCAATATTTGTGATTAATGCCAAAGATGGCGGGAAGTAGTTTTGCAGAACTTCATCCGCATAGACCCCATACTCATATCTGCGGCTGCGAAGGGGCCATTCAATCTGGTAATAATCTTGCCGCGTGCGAATTTGCATGATGTTGCCAACGCCTGCAAGCGGATATGGCAGCGTCTTTGTTGTCATGAGAATTGTTCCAGAGGGCATGTTTGGATGTACCCTTATGTCTATGACGCTGCCACCCTGCATGGAAAACCGGTTTAAATAAGTGCGAACCATTATGCCGCCGCCAACCAAATCTTGCGGAGATTCGAAAACGAAACGCTGTGCAGCGGTTTGCAATCCAGATAGGATCTTTCTTGAGATATTTAAGGCCTCCTGCGAATTTACCCACATTGTATCTGGAGAAAGCCGGTAGCTATCCCACATATGTTTCAAGACAGTGTCAATCTCTATGATACCGCCAGAACTATCTGATGTGAGGGGTGTTCCAACGCCAGGTGTCCCAGAAGCCATCGTATAGATGTACGATCCGGAACCCGGAATGAGCGCCTGATAAATGAGACCGTCAAATGCAAGTGCATTCGTAGAATTGTCAATGTATGAGCCATTGACCTGCAGAGAAGCCGCCTTCTGCGTTCCAGTTGCCGATGCGGTAATCACCACCGAATTTATCGTTGTAATCGCGCCAAGCGTTTCATTACCAGCGGATCCCCAAAACCAGGCATATCCTAGAGCCCCAGTGACCGGGAAGACGCTTGCACTAATTGAACTCGTTGTGCCTGCCGTTGCCACAGTCGCATTTGCGCTGGGTATGGCCACGCCACCCCCAAAAATGTCGTTCGAACCATCGGCGTTGATGCGCGTGATTTGCCCTTGGATACCACCTGCGATGCTCCCATTCATAAGCCCATCGAGAGTCAAAGCAGCGCAAATGACAGACCAGGTCTGAGTAGTGAGCGTTCCTCCGGTGGTCAATGCCGTTAGTGTCGGTGTGGGGGTTGTACCGAGAGGCACCGAAGTGCAGCCTCCAAGGATCATCGCTTCTTCGCCAAGCATCAGAGCTTCAAGGCCTGTCTTAGCTGCAATCGCACGGATGTCGTCGAACCCCTGGCCTGCATACTGGGCCTCGAAATCGACACTCGTTTCAATCCCGATTCCCTTGTAAGTTGCGGTGTAGGACTGTGTGTTTACAGCCATGACGCCGCCTCGATTTGCTGACGAAACACCAAAACGCAAGCCGCTTGTATTGATTGCTGTCACCGCGCGCCATGCAGCCTGGATGCCGCCCTTTCCGGAAACGCGGGGAATCATGTTGCGCAAGGGCGTCAATACCGGATATAGAAACTTCGCGCCAAGCTCCAAGTCGTAGAATGTCAGCCCCGATGTGGCACTCGCGCTTTCTGAGAACGTGGACTTTTCGAGTCCGCTGAGGCCTTTGAATCGCGGATCACCAAGCGGCCTTTGCTGCGCTGCCTTAAGCCTGTCCAGAACATCCTGAACATTGGTCTGCGTCATCATATCTTGCTCCTAGCCGGTGGAATTTCGAGAGTGTTTTCGGAAGTCAGTCTTAACTGATGAGGTCAGGCTGTCTGCGCATGCCTATTGCGTGACTGGAGGGCTCGCGAAAGGCCCCATCAGCTGAGGCGACTTGAGCGCTCAGGCGTCATGCAGGAAAAAGATGCTTAGCGTAGCGGCGTCCGGCCGTTCCGCTGCGCCAATTTGATGGCGAGAACTGAAAGAGCATCCGGATTCGAAAGCAGTGTATCGGCATCGCCGGAAACTTCATCCATCCGGTCCTCGCTTTTTGAAATGACCCGCGAGTGGCCCACGAGTGGTAAAGGCAAGGGCTGATCCTCTATATTCTTAACGCGGCGCAAGACATCGGCGAGCGTTTCAGCAAGGACGTTGAAGCTTTTTTCCAGATTCCCCTGCGACATTTTCTGCGGCGTGCACACAGCACCAAGTTCCACTGCAGTGTCATGCATGTGCTGGATTCTCGTTTGATCCGCCTCGTTGTTGCGGGCGCCAATCTTCAGAAGATTGCTGCTTTTTAGACCGGCGGTCTTAAGAGGTGCTGAAGCCGGCGATGCTTGCGAAACGTCAGTGTGTGCGAGTTCACCGGTTTCTTCACTTACCATGCTGCGCAGAATAGAAGAGGTACGCGAGACAAGATCGCGCAACTCACCTGGCACATTGGAATCGTCCTGCTCGGACATCTCCTCTAATTCCGCAGCATTTTGCAGCCAGTTCAATTCATCAATGATATGCGCAAGCCGTGCTACAGTGTCCATTTCTTTGCTGAAGCGTCTCTGTTCACGTGTTCCATCAGCCTTGATCAGTTCGAACGTCGCTTCCGGCAGGCATGGCAGATCAACGAGAGAGATTTCACTTGGAGCCGCAGTGTAACGTGTACGCCCTTCGGTATCTGTCCACCGGCGTTCGTAGGTCCCTCCCTGCGAGAAGCCGGTATACACGCCCTCTAACACTTTTGCCCATTCGGCATCATCGACGACCTTGGCACAGATCTCGATCTGCTTTGCATCATCATTAAAAGTGATCTTGGTTACCTTTCCGGCCGCGACATTTCCATGCATTGCGCGCAGGTTGCCAAGAGATTTTCCACGGGTTGACTTGGCAATCTCTGCCGACCATTTTTCGTAGAGCGGCTTGGTGGAGGCATAATCGCAGATCTCGCCAGCGCGATCTTCCTTTTCTGCAGTTGCGATGCCATAGACGCAGCGGTGCGCTGCGTCGACCTTTGTGATCGGAATGAACATACGCAGCACGGACATGAATACTCCTTGCTTTACGAATAACGAATGAGGGACGAGATGGCTTCTCTCTAGAGAAGCTGAAAACGATGTGGTTTTGTTTCTGCAGACTATCTAAAAAGTGGCACGCGAACTGCCAGGCACCTCGGGTAAAAGCCGCTGCCGGTCCTTCAGTGTCTTCTCGACAAACCTTCAAGCGGTAGTAAACTCTCCCGAGTCCAGCGGCAGTGCCGGTTACGTAGTCTGATGCCTGGTAATTCTGAGGTCGCGCGCCCACACATCCTGGCATCCAAACAGATGAAAGTAGTGAAAGCCGAGGTGCGCTTCTTTATTCCGGCAGCGGAACAAAACCCGCATTGGTGAGGGTCATCGGCTTGCCCGCCGACGCCTGCGCCAGCGGAGGCCGGCCAAGCGCCGCCCGCGCCTCATTGATGGTCAGGATACCCTTGGAGGTATAGCCGGAAAGAATTGCCTCTTGCGCCACGGGATCAGTTTCGTGACCCGCACTCCAAATTAATTCGAGATCAGCTGCTTCAAATTCGCTCGCAAGAATATCATCAATGAGCGCCTTCACCCAGGCAAGGATCGGCGCAAGACCTTCCTCCTCGGCAATCTCCTTTTGAGTCTCGGCCGTGGCACGATTGATAGGCTGAATGAGGGCTTGTGGGGATATCGAGAAAGCAAAGCAGACGATGCGTGCGAGCCATTCATCGAATGCCCCCTTGAGCTCGGGCTCCTTCGTCTGGATGAAAGTCTTCGCGACGCCGCCAGGCACGAATTTGGCCCTTCTGCGCCGGCTGAGATCGCCATCGAAATAGGCATCCCAATATTTCTGATAGGAGGCGATCTGATCAGGCGTCCAGCTTTCTGGAACACCGATGAGGCTGTCGGGGATATTCCCTTCTGAGAAATAATCGAGAAGGTAGGATTGCCGGCGCAAGGCGATGTTCACTGTCGTGATCACCTGCTCCACAGGGCTCATGCCATAAACGTGATTGATGCGCAGATTACGCGGCCTGTAGATCAAGTCCCGTACAGAATAATTGACCGCAGGATATCCTTTCAGGATCTGCTGATATGCAGCAGGATAGACAAGCTTGCCGTCCTCGTAGTACGGTTGCGGCGGACGGCCCCATGGGTCGATCACGGGCTTGATTGTTGCACCGTCGAGCGGCATAAGCGCTTTCAGCCGGCCGCCCCGGTCACGGCTCATGTAGAGTGCCGGAGCGTCGGTGACAAATACCTCTTCGAGTAAAATACGCAGCCAATCGGCAAATCCATGAATGCCATCCGGGCGAGCGAAAAAACTCTTTAATACTGCGATACGTTCCGTGTCCCTTACTGAATGTGCCGTCTTGTCCCGCGTAGTGATGATCCATGATTGACGTGCTGCCTGATCTTTACGCGTCTCGATAATAAGACGTAAAAGATCATAGCCGTCCGCAAGCGCGCGCAGCGTTCCGAAGGTCAGCGGCTCGTAGGGGCGCGGGAGCGTCGAAAGATTATAGCCGGCTGGATAGTCCCATTGGCGTCCGGCAACCTCGGGCGGCGCGAGCGGCGTGATGGGATCGAGAGGGCCGAACCAATCCGCTGCCTCTTCCGCATTTTTGATCCCAGCAAAACTGACACTGACCTCATAGGGGCTAAGCGGCCAGCTTCTTTGCCCCGCACCGCGCTCGGCCATGCTGATTCCTTGTGCTTGAGGTGATTTCCTTTAGCCGTTCCTTAGGAAGGCAACGCCCCGCCCTATGCTTACGGCATCATATGCGGCTCGAGCCTTCCGCCTGACGGCGGTAGAATTCGATGATGCCTGTATGATCGCCGCTCCCGAAGAGATACGTCAGAGCCCAGATGGCGGCGTCGGCATGATCGGGACTCCCGCCTCCCATGTAACCCGCCACCGAAAACGCGCAAAGCTGATCTTCTAGTTTTCCAAATCGTCCGGCATGATGGACTTGGCCCTGTGCGTAGCGCACGGAGACTGGCTCAGCACGGACTGCCTTGCCTCGGCTCGCGCTCACGAGGCGTACAGGCACATTCGGGTCCGCCGCCTGGAGTGTCGCACGAACCATCTCACCGCCAAAGTTGCTTTCGGCCACGATGCAATCGGCACGGAATTCATGAAAAGCGTTGACCGCCCGCCTGCCCCAGACCGCCGGAGCCTCGCGGCAGGAAAGGTCCGCGAGGATGTAGCAATCCCCATCAAATCCTCTCGCCGCGACGATGATACCTATCTCATCTGCGCCAAGATCATCTCGTCCCGCCGCCCCTGAAGGATCAACGGCCACGACAACCGCAGCGCGCTTATCATCTGAAATATCCTCAGGTGCACATCGGTTTGCGTCTATTGTCTCAAAGGTCCATAGTGCACCGTCGATTTCATCAATATAAACACCTTCATAAAAACGTTTGCGCTGCCTCTGCGGAAGATTATCGAGACTTGCCAGGAATTCCCCGGAAAGATTCGCCGCATTGTCAGGAGGGTTTAAGAAAGCGCGCTGGTAATTCTCGGGATCTTTGAGTGGCTGTTTTGAAATAGGATCACGTTTGTCGCCAAAAAGAATATTCGTCCAATGTGACTTGCCAACCGGATTGAGATCTACAAACGCATGCTGGCGAATTCCATTCGTTACTTGGGCAAGCCGCGTGAAAGCAACCAATGCGGAGGAATAAGGTATCTGAGAGGCTTCGTTCAAAAAGACGGTGGCATATTCGAGGCCGAGGATTTTCTCAACGCGGTCTTTATCGTCGAGCCCGCCAATCCAAATGCGCGAGCCATTCGGCAGGGCAAAATAGCCATCCTGCCTGTGCTCCTTGAGCGTCACGCCAGGGAAACAAAGATCGACCACTTGAGGCAGCGTCCCGAGTGCGATGGAAGCCCGCGCAGCATTGGCCCTAAAACGCAATATGGCATGACGTGAACCTTTCTCTTGAAGTGCTCGTATCAGAATGGCACGTACGATAAGGAAAGTCTTACCCGAGCGTGTACCGCCTGCAAGACAAGTATAGCGCTGCGGCCCATCCAAGAGGCGGCGAGCCGCTTCCTGGCCTGCACTGAATGATACCAT